ATACATCGTAAGTGTTCATGCGCGGATAAAGCGCAAGTATTGTGATCGGTAGTGGTTGTGTCTGGCGTACATAAATGCGGTCACCTTCTTCAAAACCACCTGGGAACTCTATGTCTTTATCTCCGGTAAATAACGGCACAGCTGCATTCATAGCCATGCTGCTATCTCTAAAGAATATTTTATCTGCATTATTTTCATCAGTACCGACTTCCGCACCAACAGTTTCATGCAATCTAATCGTTACATCGTGTATGCGTTTTGGCTTGCCCTGACTTGTGCCATCGCTCGATCCGGCCTCGATGCGGAGCGTTTGCATTTCGCTGGTGTATCCTAGCCCGACAGCAGCTGACGTACTTGCAAAATTAAGACTGATACCACCACTAGTGGCTGTCTGAGCGCTGTGGGTTGCACCATTTGCCAAAACACTAACGCTTTGTCCTTCCAGGTGATATAGCCCTGAGAGAGCCTCTACAGAGCTCCCAGAGTATGCCAGCCCACTATCTACAAAAAATGCACTTGTTGTATCATTACCGAAATCAAAGGTTTTCATCACCTCAACATATTGTTTTGTTTGTCCGTTGATCGTTCTTTTAACAATCATGTACAACTCATCTTCACCACTATCTGTGGGCAGTGAGATAATGCTTTCCACTCTAGCTTGACCGCCACTAAATGCACCACCCAGTACATGCTTGTGCCAGGCTACGATTTCTTCTTCGCGTCTATATGTCAGGCCCAAAAGTGTACCGTCAGCTCTGCGAGCCCACACAATGCTTTCTGGCTCCTGTTGAAACGCAAATTCTTTAATGCCACCTTCGGTCAAATGCTCGGCTAATACTGTTATGTCAGGCGCTGTGTAGCCGCCTACGTCCACTTCACCAACATATCTGAATTCACGTACCTTTCGCGCACCACGTTGAGCAAAGAGCGTTACATCTGCCACCTGGACAACTTCAGCATTAATGCATCCGTAGTTGCTATACTTGCGGATCACTGTTGATGTTGGCGTGACCGGACTGCCATTTGTTGTTGTCAGCACATACTCGCCACCGGATGTGCCGATATTAAGAATTCTGGTAGCAGATAGATACCTGATGGCATTTACCTTATTTGATGCAATCGTGTAGATAAGCGCATCATTATCGCCAGTGCCTGTTGTAAAGTTTTCGTATTGTGCGTTTTTGCTAAAGAACAACGTTTGTGGGTTGTTGTTTGTTGCTGCAAAAACTAAGCGCTGTTCAAAAAATGTTACAACACTAGGGTGATTATCTGTACCAGTTAGACTTGGTACTGTGTTTTCAGTAAAGCTTGGCGTTGCAAACGACCAGTTATTGTGATCAGATCTAGAAAGTTTTCTTACTGCATGTGATGGATGCACCAGGTACATTACATCAGCTGACTGAGCAAACCTTACATCGTTAATCTGCGCGGATGTGTACGGTGTCGTTACTTCGTATATCTCATCGACCACAACACCAGATCCGCTGTATGTGCTGAAATTTGTTGTATTTAGTGCAACACCGAACAAATCAGTGAGCGTAAAAGTATTTGTTGTAGCGTTAGCCACACGATAGTTACGCGATTGTAACTCTGTCATACCACCGCCAGTATTTACTAGCGCTATTTCATCTCCATTACTGTAACCGTGGCTATTTGCTGTAAACACGCCAGCACTTGCTTTTGTTATCGCAGTGATAGCCTTAGAACTACCCACGAGTATTTGCAGACCGTTGCGATAGATCCGCATGTACTGTTCGCCAAACTCTAGCGCATATGTGTCAGACGTTTTAAACTGAAACGGTATGAGCCTGGTGACGTTTGCACTTGCTTTGACCTCACCTAAAAACTGTGTGCCAGGACGCCTGGTTACACCGCCATGAGGTTGGACAATCATATTAGTTAGGTTTGCCAGACCTTCACGGTATTTTTCAATGGTAACACGACCTTCAAGGCGTGGAGATATTTCCCCGGCTGTGAAGGTGGATAGAGCTGGTGCAGATCGCGCCATTTACAATCTCGCTTGTAGAAAGTCGCTTGCTTCGATTTTTTGAGGCGCTCCTTCAGTCGCATCAACAAACTTAGCATTTTTTAATTTATCGCTGTATTCAGCTGCCATAATCTGTTTGACGGTATTTGATCCGGTAATTGCGTAGGCCAGCTCAAATGCTAGGGCTGCTGCAAGTGACTCAATAAGACCAGCGTCATATTTTTGCGGATCTGTAACACGCCCTATATATCTAATTTTTGCAATTGCTTCATCTGTTACGAGCTTACGATCCTCGATAACAAAAGCTGGTTGCCCAGAGTTAGAAGTCATATCGTCATACGGATACGTTAGTGTACCGTTAGAAAATTCTAGAACACGCAGACAGAACGGATCTGTCGGCAATGTAAATTGATAGTTGTAGCCGTAATCTGGTGCATCGCTTTCTCGCGGAAGCTCTATACGCCTGACTAAACAATTCCAGGGATGCTGTCGAAACACCATGTCACGTACTGAATCGTATCTTTGGTTGACCAATCGCGCTGGCTTACTGTTTTCATCAAACGCACTAATGTTATTAGCACCAAGCGAATTAAGCGCAAAGTTTGCAATATCAACCGTACTTGTCATTTTAATATCCCATAAAAAAAGGGGGGCGCTTTCACGCCCCTCTTAATTAATCAACCACGTATTTAATGGTTACTTCGATTGTGCCAGTGCCAGCAGCACCGCCCATAGTAGCTGTTACAGCGACACCATTACCGTCAGTGTCAGTTTCTGTTCCAGAACCTAAAGCCAGCGTTGCCAAGATATCCACTTTTTGCGCTGATGTTGACGCAGCGGCTGCTTTGTATGCTGCTGCTGCTGCGCTTACGGCTGTACCAGCTGCATTTGTGTGTGCAGCATAGCCAACTGATAGAGTTGTAGATGAACCCAATGCATCATGTGCCAAGGATCCTTCTAGCAATCTCGCGCCATCTGGCAAAATAAACATCTCAATTACATCACCAGATGCAAGTGAAGATGCTTCATAGACACCATGAGCTACGCGGATACGACCGCCTAACTCATTAGCTTTATTCATAGCTACTGGTGTTGCACGATTGTTGGTTCGTTGTGTCGAATAAACTGTTGCCATTTCTCAATCTCCTTATGATTCAGTGCAAGCAATTTCGACTACCTTCACCTCTTCCATTCGGGTTGCCCCAAGGGTCTGGCAGTAGTAAACTTGCGTTGCGTAAGATTTATCGGCACGTTCATCAATTTTCGCCATTGGCTCTTTGCCCATCGCTACTTTGACACCATCAGATGCAAAACAAATAACCTGGCGGTTACCGTTTGTATCTGTAGTTAGTCGATTGCTTGTGATGAAATTAAAACCCATGAATGAGTTAATCTCGCCTTGAGCCAGTGCTTTTACAGTATTAAAATCAGATGATTTAATTTCTGTTGTGTTCAACAAATCAGATACTTGCTTTGGTGAAACGACAATGGTTCTTGCAATCGATGGATCTACAGATGCTGCATCCAACGTTTCTTTTGCGCTCAATAGTTTTGCCACAGTCAGACCAGCTGATCCATGTGCGATTTTTTGCCCAGCTGGTAGTGCAGTTGATGTAGCACCATCTTTGCCAGTTTGCGCTGTACCCAGTGCGGCTGCAATGATCTCATCGTCCATAGCACGACCCATCGCAGCAGCCGCAGCTTTGCCATAGGTTGATGTTGGATCGATCAGCAAACGCACTTTATCGTTATCGTCGATTAGGTCAGCCCACTCATAGTCAGACATGGTAACCATGCGTCTTGTGTGTGGTGTTTCAACCAGTGGTGTATCTGCATGGCGGCTTGTTTTCTTTACCGCTGCTGTTGATCCCACTTGATCAAAAAAAGCTTTCTCGCCATTCACACTTTCTACATCTACTGCTGTACGTAGCAGCGAACCCATTTGCTGACTAAGCATTTGGATATTTGCAGAAAACTGATTGACAAAAGCTGTAGTGATTTGAGTAGACATAAGTCTCTCCTTTACAGTTGTTTCAATTTAATTTTTGGGTTGCTGCGCTTGGTTATCTCTTACGAGGCCGTGCTTACTGCTTAAGGCAGTCAGTCTGCATGTCACACATGCTTGTCGCGTGGGCCTATCGGTTATCCACGTTACGATGCTGCTTGGAAAAGATCTTGTACTTTTCGTACATACGCATCATGTTCTGGGTGCTGTCCGTCCGTATAAGGCGTACCTGGACGCATCAGCTCTTTAAGTTCTTGCTTGGCTTGCTCTGGTGTCATTATGAGCTCTGACGTTTCCCCTACCAGGTTATCTTCGCCCATTTGCTCACCAAGTGCCGCAAACATTTTAATTATTTCTGGATGATCACCAAGTTGCCGACCATCTGCCATTGTTTCTCTAAAAAACTCGTTGTTTTCTATATCGCCTAACAAAGTATTGGCTGCGTTTTGAGCAAGCTTAATGCGTTGCTCAGTGCCTTGACCCCACTCTTGGCGTAGGCTTGCAACACCTTCATCAAAGGCTGCTTGTGATCTTTCTTCGTGTTGTTGCTCCATAGAAGCATTTTCATTAACAAAATACGCTGCAATCTTATCAAATTGCTTTGGAGATAGACCAGCCTCAAATACTGCCTGTCTAAAACCGTTTGCTTGCTCTTCACTTAGTATATTATCGAAATCTGCTACATATGCGGATGTATCCTGTGGACGGCCTGTTTCAGAATAAAAGTTTGTCCATTGCTCATCAGTCCAGCTTTCCTGTGGACGGCCTATGTTATCAGCGCCAATCATTGATCGAGCATGTACATATGACTTTGCCAGGGAGCCGGCATCTGTAAAGTTTTGAAGACTTGGATTACCTCGCAAATCTTCTGGTAGGCTATCTAAAAAATTAACTGGAGCTGCGCTTTCTGCTACAGCTTGCGTTGCGACTTCTTGAGATCCAGCGTCTTGGGTTGCCTCTTCGCTCATTGTGGTGGTTCCTTTTCTTCGGTCAGCATACGGACAATCAGCAACACAGTTGCTCGCTGACCTTCATTAAATGCAGAATTATATGGATTGTCCGAATAGGTGGTTGTCTCAAAGCCGAACCGTGCTTTGAGGTCACTTAGTACGATCTCGCCATCGTCAGTGTTAAATACTCTACGATAGGCAAGCTTTAAATCTTCTACTTTCATTCTATTGGTACGCTTCCAGCGGCCTTAATAAATGGCGCTATCTTGTTTGCAGCTTCAGCGCTTTGCATCTGTTCTTGCATTGCTTGTTGTTGTTGTGCGGCCTCTGCTTGCTGTTGTCGCAGCTGCGCGACCTCATCACTACCGCGTATTACTCTGGCTGGTAGGCCAGCTGTTTCTACAAGGTATTGCACCATCTTATCACCATCGAGGTAGTCAGTTACTGGTGCTACCTGGCTGACTTGCAGCAATATCTCAAACCCACGCAGCATTGCTTGTAGATCTGTAAGTTTTTGCGCTTTCGCTAGGGGGCTGACGTATTCAATATCAATGTCCTGACCTTGGAGCTCCTCCGGAGCCGGAGGGAGTAGACCGTTCCGGAGAAGCAATGCAAAGGCACGAGATATAAGAGGTTGGAGCAATTCTGCTTGCATCCGTCCTAGAACAGGGCCAAGCAACCTCATTTTCTCTTCGTTTCTTTGCAACACTTCTGTCGCTGTCA